CCAGTACCACCCTTTGCAGATACCCCAATATTCCATTCATATCCAGCATACGAATCTGCTGCGGTTGGGAGTGTTAAAGTAACGGTACTGGTACTACTAAGATCAACAAATATATATCCGCCGAATGGTAAACTAGTAAGCTGTTGACTCACTACTGCGCCGTTACTTAACAATATTGCAGGCATTACAACTCCTCTCGATCCACTAAAAGTAGTGGGCGCATTGCCTTTTGTGGACACTTGTCCGTTTAAGATAACTGATCCGGTTATTTGTAAATCGTTGGTAGTTGCATAAAATGATCCGGTTTGTGCAAATATTCCTGCTCCTCCTCCCCCTCCGTTTAATGCATGCGAAGCAGTTACAGCATATGATGCACTAACAACTGTACCTGTATAAATTCCATCGAATGAACCAGTAAATGAACCAGTTGCAACAACTTCTGTGGTAGCTGTACCGTCTAGTGCGTCGATAATTCTAGTTATGTGTTCTGCCTTACTAGTTAATCCGTCTTGTATACCTGTCTTACTTATTGTTGCCATTTACTTTTCCTTTTTTATACATTGGCCAATTTTTAGTTTTATCATTAAGCCATTCTTGGCGTTTATCACAACCACAATCTTCATCTAATAATTGTGCGATACGTTCAGATAATTTGTCTAATCGTGTTGCTGATGTAATCTTTTTTATGCTGTCTCCTAATCCTCTAGACTCCATATATATCCTTAATATTTATCTGTTACTGGCCAATTGGCACTGATACTATCCATTGGATTCTTACCCGGGCCTTTTTTTAAATCTGTTTTATGATGATGACCAGTTCCCCATGGGCCGCCGTAGTCTCCATAATCATGTTCCTTGCCAAATGGTCCAGCAAAATCTTGTTCTTTCATTATACTCATATCACTAAGACGAATTCTTAATTTTTTCAACAACGTGTTTTGCTCTGGAGTAACTGGTATTTCAAATACCTGACCTCCTGGATATCCATAATCATTATCCGGACGCATCATTTTTGTGTTACCCGTATCATCAATGCCTAAAACTTTATGCGGAACATTGTTCATTGTTATGTTTCCGCTAGGTATCATTGTGCATTTACCAGGATGATTTAACTGACCTTGTGGATCAGAAATAGCATTAGTATATTTCATTACCCGTTGCCATCCAGCATCGTCTAATATTTTTTGTTTGGTCATATGAGCTGCTAATTCGTCTAATACGGTATCATACTGTTCTTCTACTACTTGTTCTACTTGTAGCTGACTCAGTGTTATCTGTTTACTTAATTGTTTAATACGATCAAGTAATCCAGAATTACGTATTTTCTTGAATGCTAAATTTTCAACTGAATATTCTCCCTCAGCTTCTAATCCATTTTGTCGCATTTTATATAAACGTGTTAATATACTTTCTAGTTTAGATTCTAATCTAGGATCTGTATCTGTTAACTTTTCTATTTCATATTCTATAGGATCTGCTTTTGATTGAATAAGTTCATCATCAACTGATATGATATCGGCAGAGGGTTGTTTTAACCATTCATTGGTCATTAATGAATATTGTCCTACAGATGCATGCAATTGGTCGTTTTGATCTTGAGCATATAATTCAATATCCATTCCTTTGAATTTTAACGGATAATTATTGTTCCATATGCTTTTCTTTGCCATCAAGTAATTTTTAACTAAGTGCAGATTATTGCCTACTGCTTGATAATTAATTACTACATGCAAATCAATATCAGAATATTCTGTCCAATTATAGTTAGCATTACTACCAATAATTAAAACATCAAACACTTCTACTGTTTCTGGTAACTCTAGGAATTTATAAAATGCATCTGCAATACGCAAAAACTTTTCATTCAACCCCGGCTTAAGTTGATCTCCATCCCATAGTTTAGGATTTAGTGTGCTCTGTGTTTCATATTCGGTTAACATGATTATTCTTCGCCTTTTTGATATGTGTATTGTTCTGCACCTAATGGTGGATACTCATCCATATCTGATAATTGAATTCCATATGCATTTGCTGCTACATTTAATGTGTCTTTTGCTGCTTTACCCAATCCAACAATACCATCGCGCGTTGCCTGCATACTTGCATATGTTCCAGGCATTGAACTTGCAACTGCCCATTTTGTTAATGGAACAATCCCAACTTTGCCTAGATGTTCTGAACTTTCAAATCCTAATGTCTCTCCAGCCATCTGCATTTCGTTCCATATCCAATCCACATTTTTTGCAAATGATGTTTTTAATACATTTGCTGTTTGTGACGATATAATCTTATTGGCGGTAGACTCTTTATATGTGTTCCACAATATGTTGTTATTAGAAACAGCCTGGTTTGTTAGTGTTTCCCCGAACTCTTTAAACAACTTTGGATCTGATTTTGATAATGACGTCATAAAGTCTTGAGTTTTAGTTGCAGATTGTAACATATTATCCCAATCGATTATACCCCGTCCGTCTTTCCACATTTTTTGTAGTTCTGGGGTACTATTCATTGCCTTGTTAATTTGGCCAATTTTTTTCTTGCTAAAAGAGGCGCCAGGTTCTCCAAACTTTTTGTATAAATCAGCAAACTCTTCTACTACAACCTTTCTTTGTTTAGAGCCACCAAACTTAGCTAGGTATGCCAATCTTTCAGGACTTTGTGCGCTCTTTTTAATAAATCGTGCTTCGGTTTTAGCTCCCATTGCAGCTAACTGTTTAGTTGGAAAAAATGGCATTTTCTTGATCTTAGGTAATAAATTAAATGTCAAGAAGTTTGCTACTGCCTTTGGTGTTTTCCATATTTTTGCGCTTTCCTCTGCTGCTTTTGTTACTTGTTTAGCCGCTGTTGCAGCGTCTACTGCTTTATCTGCCCCCTTCATGAATACACTAAATGAACCACCGGCATTATCCATGGCTTTTGCTACGCTTTTACCACCAGCTATATCAGGAATAGCTTTACCAGCATTTTTCATCATAGAACCAAAACTTCCAAACTGCTTAGCCATTGCTCTAATATCTTTTGCTGAAACACCATTCTTCATTAGATAATCACAAAATTCTTTAACGGCTTTAGTTTCACCCTTAAGCCACCAACGACTAATTAGTTTGCTACTAAACAATGTAGCTTTTGCGCCTTTGATTGCGCCTTTAACACCCAATGATATAATGCTACCAACTACTGGTATTATGGCGATTAGTGATAAAAATCCTTCGAAGTATTTGTCTCGCCAGAAATATATAACAGCATTAATAAGATCTAATGCATCTCCAATTACAGGAATTAGACCAGCAAAGTCTAATACTGTTTGCAATGTGTCTAACCATGGAATTTCTTTAGGCTTATCAAACGTACTCTTTGGCTGTTCTGCATACGCTAAATTCGTAAACTTTCCAGATGCGTCAATAGTAGCTAATGGTTTACTGTCTGCCAAAGTAATAATAGCAGCAGGATTTTTTGACATTATGGTTATAAGTTTTTTACTTTCGTCGTATTTATAACCAAAGCGACCCATTAAATTAAAATCATATACTGACCCATCTTCATAAAATGTAAATAAATTCTTATAAGATGTTTTACGTTCGCCGGATGCTGGTATAGTTACAGTTACATCATACGCAACTAAATTTGAACCTCTAGTTTCTTCCGACGTACCAGGTATGTTTTTTAGAAATTCTTGAGTCTTTAATGTGTTTTCTGGCCACGTGGTTTTATCTTCTTCTGTTTGTTCTGATAATAGCACTCCTTTATCGGCAGTAAATGCATTTTCTAATAATCGAATATGCTCTTCTCGAGCTATCTCTATGTGCTCTTTAACTAATTGAATCTTAACATTAATTGTCTCTTGTTCAATTAATTTTGATAAGTACGCTTTATTCATGTATTATTCCTATTTTATATAAATATAACTATTTCCAAAAGAGCTGTATAAATATAATAGAAAATGCTAATACTAAACATGTAGCAGTTTTTGCATTAATTCCTTCGCCCCGGAACAAGTAAGTCATCACAGTAAATATAACTATACCAGAAACAAATGATACAAATCGGCCGGGCCAAAACTCTCCTTGAAATCCGCGCACTGCTAAACGAGTAGCTTCCATAAATAAATAAGTGATTGGGATTCCGAGTAATGTCAATGCCCACTGCCATGTTTTAGCCCAAGGCCATAAGATAGGACCATTAACTTGTATCCAAACAATGCATTGTCCTAATGTAAATAATAAAGCTGAGTTGATTATATATTTGATATCCATTTATATATTATAAGAAATATATATGAATATTCAAATTATTTAATAAGATATCCTGGTAATTTAATTGCTAGGTATTTTAAGGTTTCTAGATCTTTAGTTGTTAACTTTACTTTTTTAGTAACATAATCCGCTCGAATAATTCCAATGGCCTTTTTATTGAGATCAAATATAGCAAATTGATATACTGATTTTACGCCGCCTTCTATTAATTTATACTTACAAAAACTTTCTGGGTAATTTCGTTTGATATCGTAACAGTGATACTCTTTATCCTTAATCAACGGCCGAAGGGTAGGTAAACATGCTGACACTGGTATATTTTGTAGATCTAGTTGTGTTCTAGAAACTCCTAGATTTACAACTTCATATGAACATGAAAGCTTTTGCATTGATTTCCCGGCATAATATTCTCCACCATTATGAAATGAAAATATACTAATTCGATCAGCTGACAATTCACTCTTGACATCTTCAAGCTTAGACAATAACTCCCCGTCTTCTCGTATAGTTTGATCGATAATACAATTGTGGTTATTCTTTTTTCGATCTAAATAGTATTTAAGCCAGATTGCTGTTAATGTGCCAACAACACCAATTAATGCAGTTATAATTCCTAAGTATACTTCGTGTATCATTTTTATCTTAAAATTTATTTAATAATAATTCGTCAATTACCGCTTGTATATCAGATATTGTTACATCCAATTCAAGCATTATATTTCCTTTAAATTTTTTCTCAATATACCCATTATAAAATACAATTATTGTTGGTACTGCATATATCTTATATTTCTTTTTTAACTCGGGACTAAGATCAATAAATACAGTATGCCAATGACATTGATTGAGATCGTTAAGATTACGTAATCCATTATCTTTATTAAACTTTGCATTAAATTGTACTACAGTAACACCTTTTGATATTGCTTTTTTAAATGTAGTATTAGTTAATCTAGACTGCGACATAACAATTGTACATATACATATACTTAATAATGTGATAATATACTTCATATATATATCCTATTTTAATTTATCTATTTTTGCCTCAATACGATCCATGTCATCTTTTATTTCATCAACATCATCCTGAGTGTCCATAATGGTTTGTCTAACTAATTGATCTTTTAAATCATATTCAACTCTATCAATTACCGGGTCTGGTAATTTCTTTGCGTCTTCGATATCATTACGCATTACTTGCAAATCGCCCTGAAATGCAAACCAAAATCCAACAATTGTTGTGATTCCGACAGCAATACCAATTAATGTCTTTACACTTACTTTAAATCCCGTTTCTTCATTTAATTCTTTTGCCATTTATTATTCTACCTCTATTAATATCAATAACCTATCATATAATAATACAAAACTTATTTAAATTGATAATTAATTCCTATCTTACCTGAATATACTTTTCTATCCCAATATTTTAGATATTCTCCTTCTACAAACAGACCAAATCCTTTACCTAACTTAGCGCCAGCAATTACCCCAGCATTATAATCTAACCATTGATTTTGACCTATAAAGTTAGAGTAACTAAAATCTCTATCGCCGGCTATATGTTTATGAAATGGCAATAAATTTCCCCATATATGGCACCAAAAACGTTCGTTATCTGAATAATAATAAAAATCTAATCCAACTGCGGCTGATAATGTGTACATTGTTCCTACTGAATCTAACATGGTACTATTATAATCGTTAACAATATCACCATATATATTGTTTCTAAAATCTAAATCGGTATCAGCAACTTTATTTCCATCTGGATCATTCCACGTCCAATCAAAATTATCTATCTCATTATCGTTGTCATAATCAATTCCATAAAAATTATCTGTATATCCATATTCATATGCTAAACTCCACCATGGATTATATTGTAGATAATCTGCAATTGGATTATAACCATATGGCCTATGTGTTCTTCCTACAACCCCAGCGGTAATATTAAAAAATTTACCTATAGCAAACCGGCTTCTGAGATCTGCTTGAGAATATCTTAAATCAGCTACACCAATTTCGTTAAATTTTATAGCACCAACCCAATATTTACCTAGATATCGTAAAAAGTATGTTTGATTTCGATACTGGTCTCCCCATTGTCTAACCCAGTCATGCGCGAATATATATTCAAATCCCTTTACTGCTCCGACGTTTGATTTAGATCCAACATTTACTTCCGACCCATCATAAAATACATTAGGTTTGATTTCGTAATCAAATCTAGCTATTTTTCTAATACCGACTGATATTGTATAATCATATGGATAAACCTCAGTTACGTCTGTTAAATTACTTCCTTGATCAACATACCAATCTTTGCTTGTCTCTTGAAGTGGTTGTCCAACCCTACCAGATGCATATACCGTAGAGTACTTGAAGAAGTTTTTAATGATTTGAGCATTAATATTAAATGCACTTAACCATACTATCAATGTTATTAATGCTATTCTCATGTTATTCGTTATTTGATTTTGATTTGAATATTTTACCAGCTTCTGCAATTCCAAAGCTTCCTAATGTAATCCATAAAAATGAATTGTATATAAATTCATTAATTACTAAATCACCCCCACCCCAGCCGGTAACAACATCTGCTACTGCAAATATTACCATTACTGCAAATGAAGCAAATCCAACTACACTTTTTTCGTTGATATCATTGTCGTCTTTAAAGATATTACCAAACGCCATAAGTTTTCCTTTTATTTTTAAAAGTAACTTGTTCATAATATAAAACCTTTTTTTTTGTTTATAATTTATAATTGTTTTAACATTTCTACTAGCTCCGGTTGCGGAAAACAATCGAACTTATCTTTACGAACATTAGTGTGTGTCCATAATCCAAATTGCTTAGCATTATATGCGTCTGAGTTAAATTCAAATGCATCTGCCGGGGCAACTCCTTCTTTCAATAGTTTTGGTAATCCATTTACCAAATCCATTTTAGGATAAATATCACGTAGGTGAAGAATCAAGAGCCGTAAACTCTCAATTTGTTTATTTGAATATGCGTGCCAATATTGATGTCCTCTAAACTTATAACCTAAATCGCAAACAAACTCTGGCTGGACTTCTGTATTTACATATGTATAATATTTGTCGCCTTTCTTTTTGAGATATCCAAAGTTGTTAAGCTCAACACCACCAGACATCTTAGAAATTTGGAAATTGCCTACTTTACCTAAATGCCATCCTAAATAGTTATTAGGAAAACATTCAACTACTACACCATCATATTTAGCTGCTTTACCTTTAACATTAGTTCCACCAATGCAATATTGAGTAGCTACTCTCCCGCGCTTATCTCTGTTCCAATTATTAACAGTGTTATATGGATTGTCCCATCCAGCTGTATGATGTATAAAGAATCCCAAAGGTTCTATTTTTCCATAATCTCTAACATATTCATCAGAATCTAAATACACTTTATCGATAACAAGACCATCTTTGGTTGTATATGTTCCGTGCTTTGCAAGTTTATTATCTTTATCATACGCAGTATCTTCTGCTGATGTGTTACTGGATTGATCTGTATCTATCCCTATTGCTTCCCATGTCTTGGAACCTACAATACCGTCTGCAGCTAGTCCATTATCTTTTTGAAATTTCATGACAGCTTTCTCTGTTCCAGGGCCAAATATACCATCAGCTCCTATTTTTAAAGCTTCTTGAAGTTGTTTTACTTCTTTACCTTTTGAGCCTTTTTTTAATAACATATTTAATCCTTTAATAATAAATATGTATTGTTTAAAATTAATCTATAAATTTTTTATTTGATTCGGGATCGTGTTGTATATATCCGCCCCATTTATATTTAGAATATTCATGGCCAGACCGTTCAGCCTTTTTTCGAGATTCACCATTAGTTGATGCTGAAGCAAAGTGATAGAAATGTAGATTGTATAGTCTAATTAAGGATATATTGTTTAAATCGGCCTTTAAAAAGAAATCCCAATCTGCTACCATTCCTAATTCATAATTTTCATCCCATCCTCCCATTTTTAAGTAATCTAATTTAGACATGAATATAGGTAATGTTGAACCAAACCCATCTTGTTTTTCTAGAGAGATAGATTTTTCATATTCCCAAAATTTATCTAAATCAAATTCACTTATGTTTTTACCTAAATCTTTAATATGGAATTGAGAGAACATACTTGGGTATGGTTCGATTTGGTTGGGTGAGATTAAAGCCCCATCACTCCAATTTAACTCAAGAATAACATCCCAATCTTTAGGGAAAACATTATCATCATTTACTATGAGTATTTTATCATGTTTTGCATTATAAACACCTAAGTTTGTTCCCCTACACAGTCCAACATTTTGTTCTAAGTTTAAAATATCAATATGTTCCGACCATTTTTCGAGTACTTCTTTATTTAGATTATAGAATCCATCTACTACAACTATGATTTGGTTTTGATTCTTTTGCCCTTCAATTGCAGATCTTAAACATAAATCTAGCATATCAGGACTTTTATATGTTGGGATAATTACTGATATCATATCGTATATGCTTTCCAATTGGTTAATGGCGATAGCCAAGCTGTCTCTCCGTGTGTAGCATAGCCTGGTAAAGGTGTTATCAACAACTCTCCTTGTTGTCTTAACTCTAAAAACATTTGGAAATCATTAGGATGTGTTCCCGATGTATGTTTTCTCAATGTTGCTTCTACTCGTTTTAGTGTGGATACTTTTGCAGCAAATGTCATTGTTGTGCTATTGGTTATTTTCCAATGACAGCTGTTAGTTAGATATACTCTTGTATCTTCACCCCCGCCTTGGCAATACGGATTACCTCCTTTACTTGGGTCTAGGTATTTATCTGGATGATCGTATAGTGCAACAAATGACGCTCCTAAATCAAATCCTTCTTGTATTATCTTTGCAGACTCTGGTTTGTGTATATAATCATTTTCTATGAAATAAACTATGTCGTCATCATTGTATTGCAATGCTTCGTCTAATGCTATGTTAAATGTACCCGCACCATGTCCTACCGAAACAGATTTAAGTTTACTATCTCCTAGATGAAAAGACGTTGTTACTGCTTTTACCATATCTGTAGTTTCATCACTGCAGTTATCAGCAATGACCAACCAATCTTCTCGTTCAAATCTCGTCGAAGCATTTACTAAACATGTTTCGTTGTCTATGTAATCTGGTTTTTCTTTTTTATAACCAGCATCTGATATTCTATAAATTATTTTCATTTAATACGTTCTATAATTGTAAAACCATTATTGTTAGTAAATCGTTCTTTTAATCTCCATGTGTCTGCATTTGCATCCAAAAACTCAGTAACAGCATCCCATAAACCCTTTTCCCAAATTAATTCGTCTGAATATGAGTTTTCTGAAGTAGTTGGTTCGCTATGGTGTTCATATGAAGTTGTGTCATGAAAACATATATATTTTTTAACTTTGTTCGAATGTTTTTTTAATTCAGCTGTTAATTGATTATAATGATGCCATGTATCGATAAACAATAAATCAGTTTCTTCAATATCAATCTTTAAAACATCAGCTTCAATAAATTCAAAATTTATGCCATATGCTTTTGCGGTTTCTATAACATCATTAATGTTGCCACCCCATTTACTTGGATTTTGTAAATCATATGAAATTAATTTTTTCTTAGGAGCAGCTGCTAACCAACCCCATGTAGATAAAATACTACGAACACCCATTTCAGTAATATGATCACATTCTTGTCCATATCTTATTATTGTTGGAAGGTGCTCATTAATATCAGATTTAGTATTATATAACTGATTTACCTTTTCTTCTAAATTTATCATAATATTTCCTTTATTGAATTTATCATATGCGTATGATTACGTCCTAATTTTGCTCTTCCATTTGTACCATTAATATATATGTTAGGTAAATGATGAATTAAATTATCTTCAAATTCACTTATACAAATCATTTTTTTCATTCCACAAAATTGATAGATATCGGTATTAACTTTACATTTTACACTGTATTGTGATGATCCAAAAAACTTAGTAAAATCATGTTTCTTTCCTATATCTAATAACTGTTCTTTTGTTAATATAAATGTAGCTTGATGTATATTAGTAAAATGTGCAAACTTTTTATTACCATATTCTTCTACACTATTATTGTCCCATTTATAGTGAGCATGATATGCTGGATAATATTTACCTGTTTCATTTTCTTCATATTGTATTAATCCCGTTATCCTATCTTTTGGTAAAATTTTATTATATTCTAAATACTTGTCTACATGATGTTCTTTAAACAAATGATCGTTTTCACCAAACATAAAAATATCAAAATTGTTCCTATGTTCCCATATAACTTTTCTACATGTTAATGGTAATAATTGGTAATCATTTAATTTTATTACATTTAAATTATCAATACCGTTAATCTGATTTAATGAAATATTAGAATTAACTATAACAGTTACATTATATTTTTGAAAACTTTTTAACTCGGTAACAACTTGTTGTAAATAATTTAATTGTTCTTCACCATAGTTAACTAATACTGCTAATATATTCATCCTATTCCTTTCCATGTTGCTCCATTACCAGTATAAAAATGATTAACTGATATAGATGATTCGTAAATGTAATGTTGATGTTTATCTATCATATCTTTTGCCCAATATCTATCTTCTTTGCCTGGATATTGTTCTGGCATTGGATTATTAACTAAAACGGCTTTTTCATAAAAACAAAATGCGTTATGAAGAAAATAACGTTGTTCTATATCTGAATACATATCCAATGTTTCATCTTCGGAAAAATGACTCCAGATATATCTTTTTGATATTTTTTTGCCTTTATATACAGGAATTTGATTTCCAAATACTGCTACATTTCTGTTTTTAAAATGCATTACAACTCGTTCAAGATTCATGTTAGTAATCTGAGCATGAGCTGACAATACTAAAATATAATCATTAGAACATTGTTTAACACCCATATTAATTGATTTGCCAGGCGTATAGTCGTCAATTGATATAATTTTAATTGTAGTTCGATCTTTAAATAAATTGACAATTTCTAATGAATCATCAGTAGATTTATTATCTACTATTATAATTTCTGGTTTTTTGAAATGATCTAAACAAGATTGAATAGCAAATCCTATAAACTCAGCCTCGTTTCTATTTCTTATAATAATGCTAATATTATCCATCGAATCTACCTGTATAATTTAGTCTTGAATCTAACTCAAAATCTTGATAATCTAGTCCATTATCAATCATCATATCATTTCGTAATTTTAAGTATTCAGATAAATCATTTAATTGTTTAGGAAGTATTGCAAATTTATTGTCTCTCCCTGGCAATTCATTATCTACCGTAAAATGTTTTTCAATTGCATGTATTCCAAATTCTAATGCAACTTTTGCAGATTCAACACCTTGCATATGATCTGAATATCCAACCCATTTAAATAATTTATTTAATTCTTTTAATTTTAAAATATTTGCATTTTTTGGATGTAATGGATATGTTGAAACACAATGCATTATACACGTTTTATTAATATCAATAATACGTGCTAACTCTTTAACTTCATCCCATGTAGTAGTTCCGATTGATATATATACTTTATCAAACACATCCATACATTTTTTAATAAGTGGATAATTTCTACTTTCAAATGATGGTATTTTTACACATTTTGTTGTTACTTGTTTGTATAACCCAACATCTTCCAATGAAAATACAGATGACATAAATTCGATATTATTATCATCGCATACCTGTTTAAGATATTTATGGTCAGCTAATGTTAATTGAGCTTTTTCATATATTTCACGACGACCATCAGTATCCCATACTCCAGGTTTAAGATTACTTACTGACCATGATTGAAACTTTGCATGTGTGGCTCCATTTGTTGAAGCTTCAATAATCATTTGTTTTGCTAATGCCATATCTCCCATATGGTTCCATCCTATTTCTGCTATAATATTCATAGTCGTTCTTTTGCTCGTTCTAAATCTTGTTGGTAATGTATATCGGTTGCATCATCTTTTATACATCCTATTCTTTTTGAAACATTACTGTTTAGTAAATGATCATATTTAAAAATTCTAACAGATCCACTCCGTTTAAATGATGGCTCAATTGTAATCAAATCGTCATAGTTATTATCTATCATATAATCTACACAATAATCAAAAGTATGTTCTCTATCTGGATGATCAGGTTGTAAACAAACTATTAGATCATATTTAGTTGTGGTATTTTTTAATATGTCAATATATACGTCGGTTACCTCTGCATCCTTAAGTAAATGAGCCGGGCGTTCTGTAAACCCTACTTGGTTATCTAATGCTATTTTTAATACGTCATCACTCTCTGATGAAACTATAATTTCAGGATTATACTTACTTTGTTTAGCATAATCAATTGAATATTCAACTAATGTTTTACCTTTAATTTTTTGTATATTTTTTTTAGGTAATCTAGTTGAATCTGTTTTTGCTGGTATAATTACTAATATTTTCATAATTTATTTATTGCCCATTTATATGCTCTAGTTTGACCTTCAATTGTCATTCCGCCAGTATGTGGCGTAACTATTATATTTTCTCCTTGATTCATTGCTTGTATAATAGGAGATGCTTGTAAGTCGTCAAATTCATTTTCAACTACATCTGCACCATAACCTGATATAACTTTATTTTCCAATGCTTCTACAATATCTTTTTCGTTAACTATTTCACCTCTACTGGTATTAATAATATATGGAGATTTTTTACTATATCCAAGTAAATCTTTATTAATCATGTACTTCGTTTCATCAGTAACATGAACGTGTAACGATATAACATCACATTGTTTGAACATATCTGTTAACTCGCAATACGTATTAAGTAAAAATGCATCATCCATTTCATCTCGTTTATATGGATCATATACTTTTACATTAGCTCCAAAAGCTTTGCAATAATTGTACATCATCTTTCCTAATCGACCGTAACCAATGATACCTATTGTTAATGATTTAACTTCTCGTCCTATAAATGGTATATAGTCCCAATTATATTCAGAAACATGTTGTTTGCTTTGTGGTATACTTCGTAACAATGACAACATCAGTCCAAATGCTAATTCAGATGTTGATGGTAACTGTTTAATTAATTCATAATCTTTAGTTAAAGACAAAATTTTAATGTTTTGTTTCTTACAATATTCAACGTCGATATGATTCATACCAGTTGAACATGTATTGATTAAGTTAACATTGGTTCCTTGTAGTAGCTCTTCATCAATTTTATATGTTTGTTGATTTGGATTACAAACTATAGTATCAATATTACGTTTTAATAGTAAATTTCTAACTTGTTCTTTTGATGATTCTTCACGAAGATATAACTCGTTACTTTTATTTATAAGTAATTGTACGATTCCGTCTAAATGAAATACTGGGGTTATTACTGCTATTTTCATTTTTTATTTTGTATGTTTAAACAAATTTCTTGAATTACTTCATTTGTATTTTTTTTAATTTTATAATCTAGTAATTTTTCTGCTTTTGTAATATTAGCAAATCTAACTAATATTTCTTGATAATTTCCAAATATTTTTTCTGATGGAACAAATATTATGTCTGATTGATTTTTAAAATAATTATTAATATATTCCGCAGTGTATTTTACTGTAGTTTGTTCATCGGTTCCTAAATTTATAATTTCACCATTTGTTGTTTGTTGATTATTTAAAATACTTACAAATCCAGTTGCTATATCATTTGCGTGAGAAATTGATCTAGTTTGCAATCCATCACCATGTATTACAATGTCTTTACCTTGAGCTGCTAATTTAGCAAATAATGGAATATGTCCTCCACTCCATGTTGTTGAAGAACGTTTTGAAGCACATCCAAAGATACGTATCACGGTACACTCTAACCCTTGTTGTTGAAAGGTATTTAGTATGTGTTGTTCACTATACCATTTTGATAAAGCATATGAATATCGAATATTAGTAGGAGCACCCATTGTTATGTTGTCATCTTCGCAAAATGTTTTTGAATTACCATATATATCACTAGTAGATGCAAATATAAACTTAGTTTTATGTTGCAAACAACGTTGAACTAAAATTTTAGTCATATAATAATTTGTATCTAAAATATCTGCAGATAACACACTACCATCCCATGCTTTTTTTAATGATGCAAAATGATATATAACATCATATTTTGTTTTATAGTTGTCGATATTTTCTACTTTGTCATGTATAAATTTAAAATTTTTATTTTTTATAGCATCTGACAAATTATTTAAAGTCCCATATGATAAATCGTCAATTCCATCAACCATATGTCCTGCTTCAATTAATAAATCTGTTGTATGACTACCGATTAATCCTGCTGCACCTGTAACTAATATTTTCATATATTAAAACTTTTTAATGGGCCTGTTGTTATATCGTGATGATAATAGTCCCATATTAATGTATCTTTGTAATTATATTTTATTTGTTCAAAATCATTTACTATATCTTCATAGTACCAACCCCATCTTTCTGTCCATGCATCAAAATTAGAATATTTTCCAAAATGATATTCATTACCTCTTCGTGCTCCTGGTGCAGACGATTGATCTATACCATATTTTGTTTTTAAATGTTGATCGTTTAATGTATATAAATCAGGTAGTATCAAACAAGGATAATTTTTATAATTAAATTGCATAGCAATATCAGGTAACCATAAGTGAAAATGATAATCAGTTGTAGGTTTGATAACCTTATTCCATTTATCAACGTTGATTCCAACTGATGCCCACATTGGAAATTCTACTATAAATGGTGTTTTCCAAATATCTTGTTTTAATAACTGACCTTGTTGGCTTGGACATAACCATCTACCAGTTCTATCATGAATAGATAAATGACACATTCCGATCATACCTAACGGTGATTTGCCTTGTGAGAATCTATTATATGCATCTCCGGTGTAATTACCTTTATCTAACACATTAAATCCTATAAGTCCAAATTCATCTAAAAGATTATCTTCTATTCGTTTATTTATAGAACAAAAGAAATCTTTACTTAAAGGATAATGATCATGTTGAAAACATATTATCCATTTACAATTGGGCCTAGATTCATTAATAAAATCAATTAATGTTTGAGTAGCCATTTGTACTCCTCTAGATTTATTTTCTAGAAAAACAATATCATGATTTTTACAAATAGTTTTACCTTTTGCAATTTCTTCATCACAAGATTTATCATCAACGTTAATAAATTCAAAACCTTCGGTATCAATATTTTTTAACACTTCGCCTTCTAGCATATCATAGTTATTTCTAGAAGATACATATATTATTATATTATCTTTATTCATTTATACACCTTTCTATATATTTTAAAAAACATTGAGTACTATTAAAATCTTTGCCTCCCTCTAACGTATCTTCAATAAAATTTTTATTAGTTTCATAATCATAAAAAATACCTGTTTGGCCTGTTTCTGGAATCAATGTAGTTGGTATTCCTAATTGTATAGGTTTTAAAGCTAAGGTACTAGGAGCACTATATACTTCCGCACTTTGAGCAATTAATTTGTTATCGTCTTCTACGTCATAGACAATATTGTAATCTAAACTTTCAGGTAATATGCTATTTAAGTATTGTTTATTTTTTTGCATATTAAGACCAATTCTAGATTTTAATTTTATCACTACGGGATATCCACTTTGTTGTTGTAATGATAATAAATCAATTGAGTCAAAAACTTGTTTATCGAATAGTTTAAAAAAAGTACCATTACCAGTAGATATTTGTCCTTCATGACCTAAATAATTAACAATGACTAGTATATGCTTTTTTTCAATATTCGAATATGTTTTTAGTATATCGTTTGCAGGTATTCCAGCTGGAAGCTGATAACTGTGTTTAACCTCCTTGCGACCAAATACAAAACATTTATCATATGATTTGCCAACATTTTTTGTTTCATATCCATGTTCTGTAACTCCATGGCTACATGCTAATACTAAACATTTTTTACGATGAAATATTTCAGATAATCCATTGAACTGACGATTATCATCTGTAATAATTAAATCATATTTATCATAGTTTGCATTTATATTTGTATGAACATTGTCAAAATACTGTAAATACTGTTTATCAAAATAATTTCTTAAATCATTATCGCCTGGCCATTGATATGTAGAATTCATTTGGTATAACTTCATTAAATCTAAATTGTAATATTCTGATAATTTAGAAATAATAGGATATATACGCTCACCAACACGATATTGTGTAGTTACAAATAAAATATTTTTATGCTTCACTTGGTGATTTTTTAAATGATTGTATGTAATTAGTAATATTTTGTTTAGGTTGATAACCAAATTTTTTCGTAGCAGATATATCAGCTAATGTAATTCTTGCTTCTCCTGGTCGTGATGGAATATACGTAGTGGCATCACTAAACATGGCAGCAATTTCATTTATAGAATAATTTGTTCCAGTACCTAAGTTATAAACTTCTCCTCTATGTTTATCTTTACTCAAACATATCAATCCATCACAAATATCATATACATGAGTAAAATCTCTGCGTTGTTCTCCATCCCCAGTTATAGTTAATGATTCACCATTTGAATACTGTCTTTCGAAAATACCTATAATAGTTGCGTATGTTCCTTCGGTTGGTTGACGATCTCCATACACGTTAAAAAATCTGGCACATACTGTTGATATGTCATATAGTTCTGCATACATTTTTAGAATCTCTTCACCAGTATATTTAGTAAAGGCATATGGGTTCAATTTAGGACCACCATATGCCGAACTACTAGCAGCATACATAATTTTGGCTCCGCATCTTCTTGCTAATTCGCAAATATTTACAGTACCTAATACATTTGATTGAAAATATGAAACAGGATCTTCAAATGAAGGCTGAATGCGAGCAAGTGCTGCCAAATGAAAGATCAAATCATATGATACGTTTTGATATTTCTCATTATTAATATTGTTAATATCATCAATAATATAATTAACTCCTTCGTGTTTATTGTTAATATCACTTGAATCTGATGTTAAATTATCAATAACGGTTATTTCATATTCTGAAGTCTCTAATAGGCGCTTTACTAAGTTATAACCAATAAATCCTAAACCTCCTGTAATTAATACTTTTGTTTTCATTTTATAATCCTTCATATAATTTATTTTGTTGTTCTTGTTTTGCTATCACCTTATCATGACGTAAACACCACTCTTCATTTGTTGGAAGATAACTTATTGTTTGATAACCGTCTAATACTTCGTGAACTGGATTTTTCCATTTTATCTTGTTATCATTCTTATAAACACGCCATTGAAAGTCTGGAAAGTTTACCCAACCTTGATTGTTAACGTTCCAATTCCACTTATCTACATGTTCTTGTGTGAGTCCTTCTACCGTATTTATTCTCGGAACCTTTAACACATCAACGTCATTATGTTTTAATACTTCAGGTATCATATCCAACATATACGTGGTAGGTATCTCATCAGCATCTATCTGGAATATATAATCTCCAGTGCAATTATCTGTTAGGTTATTTTTGAAATTAGCAAAGTGGTTGTTTAGATCAAATGTTATATACTTAACATTACTTAACCCTTCACAATATTCTTTAACTTTAACATCAGGTAATCCTTTAACACTACCACGTGAATCTTGTTGTATAACAATTTCATCTTCCTCTCGTTTATTTTCTAATAAAAACGGAATTAGCTTTTGAATTTCTTCGAATTCATTACAGACGGTAATTGCGTAACTTATCTTCATATATATATAATATAAAATTTATATCAAAAATCCTATACTTTTTGTAGTTTTGGCAATTCTAATTTAGGAAGTTTTAATTCTACATGTTTTGGAATAGATTCAGTTCCAGCGTCAATAATTTCTAATACTTCATCATACCGCTTCATCATAGCCGTTTCAGTAAAGTTACTATTAACAAAATATCGTTGTCTTTTTGATAACTCATTCCATTTCTTAGTATTCTTTAGTATATCAACAAACATTTTACTAGCATATCCATAATCAACTGTAAACCACTGTGCTTCTTTTAAAAGAAAATCATTTGCTGCAGATTCATGTATATTTGTCATTGTTCCTGGTAATGCACATATAAATTCTTTTTTCAAGAAGTCTGCCTGGCCAGAATAATGTGGAGCCATGATAGGCTTCCCTGTTGATGCAAATTCGAGTAACGGTCTTCCGAATCCTTCTGCCTTGGTAAATGATACCATTGCTTTAATCTTGGGATGATTATATAACGCATTCATTTCTGCATTAGTCAAATCTCCATGCAATAGGTATACTGGAGGTAGTTTGTGTACTTCATTTCCAAAAGTATTTCGTACTTGTTCTATCTTTTTTTCAATTTCCCATCGATCTGTTATGCTATATGTTGCACCGCTAGTTTTCAATACCAATGCTGGTTGCGTAGATCTTTGTTTGTCTTTGAACGCCGTAAAGAAACAATGCAACGCACCACTAATATTTTTTCGATCTTCTCCTAAATTACCTTGTAGCCAATGACCACACATTAAGAATGCATTCTTTTCTTTAATTGAATCTAATGCTGGTATTGATGTTGTTACGTTTTTATTGCTATATACAGTATCATCAAAATATTCTGAAATAACTTGAATATTTGTTGTTATAGGTTTGCCTGATTGTGCTGCAGTATCTTCAAATGTTTTCTTTGTGAATTCACTTGGTACAATTATTAATTGCATCTGATTGATTCGATCAATCCACTCTGGATTACAAACATTTCCTTCTGTACCAGCAGTTACTCCTATATTATATTGACCAACTGCTTGAAACTCATTTGGTACTGTTATTTGTACCCAAATATCCGGTTTAGTCTGTAATGGTAATCCGACAAATCGTTGTTTCCAATCACTTGGTATAGGATATGTAAATGGTGTATTGCCCCACGGCATTGATAGTAGGTTAATTTCCCATTCTTTGCCTTTTTTATCTATAAACTGTTTAATAATTTCTCGGGCGTGATGTCCGTAACCAGATTGTGTTGCGACTGGCGATGATATAACTACTTTTCTCATTATGCTATTCCTATGTTTTCGTATTGTTTTTCTTCTACTTTGTTAAATGTGTATCTAGGACGTGTTATTGGTCGACTTATTAACATGTCCATCATTTCAATCATTTTATTACCCATTTGCTCAGAAGTTAATCCATTCTCTAAACAAAACTCTCTTCCTGCTAAACCAGCTGCCTTTCTTTGTTCTGGCTCAGTAATATACCAATCATATATTGCAGTTGCTACATGTTCTGATTGAACTCGGTCGTCGAATATAAATGGAGTTGCTACAGATCCTTGTATTGATCTATTACTAGGAAATATTGGCTTCACCCATACTCCATGATCTACATATTTTGCTTTATGATTAGTTGGAAAGTCTTGAGTGAATTCGATTAATTTCCCATGTTCATCTCTAAATCCACACTGATCTTGTAAACCACCAGTAACATTATTAATGATAGGAGTTCCAGATAATAATGCTTCGGTACTACTCAGTCCCCATCCTTCATTGCTGGCTATATTAATTACTACATCTACTGAGTTATATACTGCGTTGAGATCTTGTATTGAGAGTTTTGCTTCAGAAAATACAATTTTACAATTCGGGGCAATGTGTTTTGCTACTGCTCTTAAGTCTGTTCCATTTGTGTCAACTGCTGTGGTATGCATCAATAACATTGTTTTTGATCGCTGCTCTTCTGGTAACATATCATTGAACATTTTAAACGATAAAATTACATCTGCTGGTTGTTTTCTTCTAATATTCCTGTTATTCCAAAACACTACAAATTCAGCATCATTGTTTGTTTTTACTTGTTCTAATATTTTAACATATGCTGGGTCATTGTCTGGAAGTGGTTTATATATATTGTGATCTAAACCATGAGGCACATATCCAGTAATAATATCATTATTTTTTGCTTTGGTTGTTTTATCATAATCACATACCCCAAATCCGTTCTGTTTAAGAACTTCTCTATGTATATTATCTGATTGCTTACTGATTCCCATAATCAAATCACAACTACCGTAATAAGGGGCGTTCCACATTGGATATGGTAGATCATCCCAAATTGAATAATATGCTATTGGTATACCATATGTAGTTTTAATCTCATGTTCTAATGAATATAACCATGTCCAATATCTAGGATCTGTAAAGTGTAAAATTACATCTGGTTTTTCTTGATTAATTATAGAAAATAATACGTTTCTATCACCATACCCCGTCCATGGAATAACTTTTACATTAGCATCAGCTATACCAGTTTCTTCTTGAATTTGTTTCGATACATCTTGTGCTTTACCATGTTCTGGATGTTGTAGTGCAGCTCCTAACTGTATCCAATCATAATGATGTACTGTTTTTAAAATAATTTCTCGGCTGATAGTTCCGATGCCGCTAGGTAATCGAAAATCATCGGATAATAATAAAATTTTCTTTTTTGTAGATTTGTTGTTGTCTATTGTTTGTATTTTTGGTAACTCCATTTAAACTCCTTATAACTTTTATATAAATATCAACCTAGTAAAACCACCGGTTTATTTTGTTTATTAATATTACTATATGCTGTTTTTAGAAACGGATCCATTTTGGATTCATTTGTCATGATAATCATGTAATCACAATTCTGTGCAATGAGTTTCATTCTGTGATGTAATTGACTAAAGTGATATGATTTGCCATAATATGTCTTTGGCATTGCTGAATATAGATTGTATCCTGAATATGATGGATTATATTCTTTATAATTCATTCCAAATTCTAATGCATATTTTCTAATCATACTATTAGCACCATCAGAGCCACCAGCTCCGATAATTACAACGTCTTCGAATTTATTTTTTAATCCTCGCAATGTTTCTTGAACTTTTCGGCGATTTTGCCAATTCTTGTTTCCTATAACTGCAACGTTAGTCGTATTTTTCATATGCAAACTTAACTGTTTTTGGATAATGATTATATGATATACGTAAACCAATTTCTAATAATTTTCTATTCTGTTTAGTGTTAGGTCCAGTAATGTCAGTACACAAAGTATATTCGCACTTCGTATATCCATTACTATGTGATTTGTGTTTACTCAAAACAAAATCATATACATATACGTGTTTATGTTTATGTGGTTTATACATATACTATATAATATAAAAAACTATTCTCGAATCCTATTTTCTTTAGGACAATTTTCATAATCAGTTTTAAATGGACACCATTTGCAGTGTTTAGCTCCTTTGCCAGCAAGTGCCAAATACTCTCTTTCTTTATTCTTATTTCCATCGGCATCAAAACATGTTTCTATAAATTCGTCTATACGCTTTTGTATTTTTTTCTGTGTAACCGTACCTGATGCTGGTCGATGTTGTTGAATCCGTTTTTGAGGAAACATTGAATTCTCCATTAGCTTTCGCTTAACTATGAAAAACTCTACATTGATATTTTCCTTAGGAACACCATATTGTTCTGAGAAATATGTTTTATATGTAACTAATTGAGCTGACTTTAATGAGTCTGCTTTCTGATATTTATTCCAGCCCATTCTGCTAGTTTTAATATCAAAAATTTCTATAGTATTAGTAGGCTTATGTCGTAACACTAAATCCATAAAACCATACCAATAAACTGATGAATTCTTTTGAGATGCTGGAGTACACAATTCCATTTCTATTCCTAGCAACTCATAATCACGACTCGAAAAATATTGTCCTCTACGCTTTTTGAACCAATCTAATATAGCAACACCATCTTCATGATATTCTGCTAACTGTAGTGGATTCGAAAAATGCTCACCGTTACGATCAGCAACACATTTACTGTATTCAATTTTAAGATTTTCCATTAATAAGTCTGGTAAATCTATTGCATCTGCTTTCTTTACAGACTCGGTATACATAACCGTTAGAAAGTGTTGCAGTGTCTCATGGAATGCAGTTCCAAAGACAGTATCAATAGATGCCGTGAATGGTGCTAATCGATCAATATATGCTAACTTCCAGTTCAATGGACATTTTTCATACATTGACCATTGTGAATATGAAATTCTAGTTGGCACCGACTTTGGATCTCTTACTGCTAATCTATAAACCGGACTAATATAATTTACGTTTTCTTTACTCATCAGATCCATTTAATGTGAAACTAGTATTATACAATACACAATCTATTAATTCAGACATTCGATCATTAATTATCTCATAAAATTCATCACTGCGATCAATACCGCCTGAATTTTCATTGAGTAAGTCTAAATCTTCGTCGCTTGGTTCATATTCATCCCAATCATCACCAAATTTATTATATGATGCAGCACCAATAAAATTGAATCCTTCATCTTCATAATCAATTAGTAGACTAGCATCTGGGTCTATCTTTGAAACATGATCATATATTCTCGCAAATAAACCATGGGCTGGACTCCATGCTGAAGTTATGTTTAAATTAATTTCTAATTCGTCGATGTCGATATCTTCGAAAGATATCCATTTTGCACCCAACTTTTCAATATAATCAGACCTTGTTTGTTCTACATCAGGACATATTATGTTAAAATATGCATCTTGTAGTTTCGTAATTCGTTGCCAATATGTAGTTACAGAGTCATCTGTATCAGGACTATTCATCCATTTATCATATTGCAAAATATCGGATTCAAATTTACGACACGCTTTTTCATCTTCGAATCGTATATGAATATTAGTATAAACATGATTTGCCATATTACTTCTTTTATTATTAATATAAGAAAAATATTGCTAATAACCTAATTATTTAAACTCTTTAAGATATATATCAATTACGTCTTTAGTTTTATTTAGGTCTTGTTCAAAGTTACCTTTATGTCGACATCTTACAATTCGTTTAAGAATATCAAATTCATATGCATTGAGTTCCCACTCTGTTGCAAATTTATATAGACTATCCTTACCGATATAATGTTTTTGGGTATGTGCGAATGGTATTTCTTTTATACTCATTTTATTCCTTTCAATAATTTCTTTTTTTCTGCTTTATTATATCCATATAATGAAAGTATTCGATCGCAACTGTCTTTATCTAATAATTCTAAATATTCAGTTACTTCAGATTTACTTACTTGATAATGCTCTGCAAATTGCTGTATTAGTTTAACATCATACTTATCAGATTTTTTGCCTTTTATATATTTAGCAAATGCTTTATTACTTGGTAATAGATCATGATACAATTTATATGTATCTCTAGGCTTCAATTGACCAATAGTATAACATTGAAGTTCATTAACTAAATCAGTTAGTTCCATTCTCATTGATAGCCACCTATTCACAATAAATGGAGCAAACTTTTTTTGATCTGGTTCCGACCATTCTTCCCACTTTTTCTTTTTACTAGTTACGCCGTTTATAAAATCAAATATACTTGCCATTATAATTTATATTTTTGTTTCCATTGTTTTTCAAACTCGGTACCCATTCCCATTTCTAATATTATAGCATTTTCTGGGACGCCAACCAATTTTTTTGCAGTTAAAATATCATCAATACTCTTTTTTTTATATGTTTTCATTTTTACACGAGCATTGGTGCGATTACTAGTTTTAAATACAATAGTAATTGGTCCTTTTAAGATCTTTTCTGCCATAGTTTTTTTATTATTAGATTAGGATTAAATTGTGATATGTTTTCGTGATTTGCCATAACAATATCAATTAAATTTGTATGACTAAAATGATCAGGACATAATCCGATAATGTGAAATATTTCGTGCATATATTTATTTTGCTAATTCTAATTGATTTTCATTGAATATATGTAATAGACCGTAGTCGTCCATTTCTCCTACAACACGAATATCTCCCTTAACTGTAGTAAACACTGATACTATAGTACATGGAAAATCATATCCTTTGGGTTTTATAGCTTTATCGCCAATTTCAAATTTACTTGTCATTTTTCTTTATTTTTACTGGTTGAAATTCTTCTGGTATAGCACCGCAGTCATCACATCTGAATACAGGTACTGGTACCATAGTATCTTTGTCTTGTCCTGTTAAGAATTTTGAAACTTTATTAATTGCCATTACCTGACGAAAATACATACCTCCACACTCTTTGCATATAATAGGTTGCATATCGGTTGGCTTAATATTTGAATTGAGTTGATTCATTACTACTTGCCTTATAATTCATTCATAATATTAACAAACATTGCCATTATGTTTATTTCTTTGTCTACTACAGTTGCATCTTTAAATTGAGCTTCTGCGATAATTAATATCATTGCAGCAATATGTCCCGTAGCAAACTCGTCTAGATTGTCATATAAAAATGTATATAATGGTGTGAAGTCTTTAACTTTACTATCTGCAATACATTGTCTTACTTTATTAAATGTTGCTTTTTTGTCTTTAGCATTTTTAAGCATTTCTAATACTTCAGTCATATAGTTTGCCTGTATAGCACTTGCTTTGTCTAATTGTAATGTGCCATCCACTACTGATGCTTGTGCTGCATTAATTGCTCTACGAATATCTGGATATGATGCATTAATAATTGCTGCAATATCTTGTACATTATACGATACTTTCTTTTCATCTAACACAGTAACCAATCGTTTTGCTACATCAGTTTTATTAGGTGGCGTAATTGCAAATGTCTGGCATCTACTTTGAATTGGATCTATAATTTTCTCTACATAGTTACATGTTAGTATAAATCTAGTAGTCTTGCTATATGTTTCCATTAAGTTTCTAAGAGCTGCTTGAGCATTTGGAGTCAAATAGTCTGCTTCATCTAATATAACAATCTTCCATCGTTTAAATCCTACAGTTGATGCATATCGTTTAATCTTATCTCTTACAGCGTCAACAGAGTTTTCATCAGACGCATTAATATACATCATATCTGCTTCAACACTATTAGCAATAATTTTTGCTAATGTAGTCTTACCAGTACCAGCTGGTCCAAAGAACAATAAATGTGGAACATCACCATTCTTAATGAATATTTTAACTTTGTCAATAATGTGCTCATTACCAATATACCCATCCATTGTATCTGGGCGGAAGGATTCTACCCATAATGTATTTTCTGTTACTCCAAACATATTTTATTGTTTTCCCGTTGAACCAAATCCACCTTTACCTCTATCAGTGTCTGTTAACACTAATACTGAGTTCCATTCTATTTGTTCAACTTTATTTAATACTAATTGACCGATGCGTTCTCCTTTTTCTAGAAATATTTGTTCATTTCCGTGATTAATTAAAATTACACCAATCTCTCCTCTATAATCTGCATCTATTGTACCAGGACTATTTAATACAGTTATTCCTTTACTATATGCTAATCCACTTCTAGGTCTTACTTGAATTTCGTACCCAACTGGAATTTCAACATATAATCCTGTTTTAACTAATAATTTATGACCTGGATTTATAGTTGCATCATGATTAGATCTAACATCACATCCTGCACTACCCATTGTTTCATAGTTAGGTAAGTCATTATCTGATTTATTTATTACTCTAACTGTCATAATTAATTCTGTAATTGAACTAGCCAATAGTTAGATTCAAAGTCATTTCCGCTAAAATCAATTCTAGATAATCCTTGACTTGATACATGCATTGTTCCATTATCACCTTTATTTGCTACCAATACTTCCTTGAGTTTATCGGCACTAAAACAAATTGGATCTAAATCTGTAACATCGGTCGTTCCAACATCAAATGTAATATTATCTGAATTAACGGTTGAATAATTAATAATAAATTTAATTTCTCCATTAACTACTTGAACTGCAAAATTCTTTGCATCAGGCAACGCATTTTTTGCTTTGATAAATTTACTCATAAATGCATCATCAATAGGCAATGTTACTTCATATGGTGGTTCTGCGTTAATTGCAGGAACTGCTGGAATAACGGTTGTATCTGCTAACATAAAAGTTGCTCTTGTACTACCTTCACTAATTTTCATTGCATAATTTTTGCCTGCAGAATCTTGTACGTCAATATTGATATTCTCACCAACAGCTGATAACATTTTTATTAATGATCCGGTATGATTAATACCTAATTCGCCTTTCATAAAAGGAGTCGTGTTCCACTGAAGCTTTCCTACGACGGTTTGATCCATATCGATAAGTTCACAACCTACCCCGTTTTCATTTTCTTTTAATATTACCGCTTCGCAATTACCAGCAAGATAATATCGATTGATAAATGATTGTAATTTACTTTTTTCCATTATATAACCTATTTAAAATTTAAAAAATTTATTGAATTGTTTAACATCGGTAGTTGATATACTATCTCCACCAAACTTTTTATATGTCTTTTTATATGTTGAGTATACATTCATTGCGTTGTCTGGATCTTCGAACATTTCGTGTAATGACAATATAACATTGAATAATTCTTTTGGAATTGCTGTTTCTAACAACTCAACATGATTATTTGTTAACTTATTAATATCTTTAACAATTTCACAATATAAATGCGTATTATGAACTACCATTCTTGGCATACCTTCTTGAGAGTATCTATCTAATCCAGAATCAGTCTTTCCACCTAGATATTCATATGTAAAATCATTGCATGCTGGGCATCCCATACTGCATGGTACCTTTTTAGTTTTATCTATAGATATCTCACCATCTTTTCCTTGTTTAACATGAGTTTTTCTACGATATTCAGCATTTTTTGGGAAATACAATTCAGTGAATGTCTGTGTCTTATAGTTACCAGAATGAAGATATGTTCCAAATACTGGATATTGTCCTGGGGATGATGAATCACTCATCAATTGAATTCTGTTATTAGTTAATTTATTTAACAGTTCTTGTAATGTTGCTAATATAAAAAAGTCTGATATTTTACTTATTCCTAGTAAGTGAACATATTCTACGTGACTCTTTTCAAATTCTCTTTCTTGAAGCATTAAAGCAATAACATACATAAAGTCTACTAATTTCTTAGGACCTCCAATACACCACCCTTTAAAATCAAAATCTTTAAACTTATGATACCATTCTTTATACTCTTCACTAAATGTACCTTGAATAACATTTAAGAATTTTGTCTTTCCACTTTGATGTTTTTCAAACCATTTAAAATTGTCAAATGATATATCCATTGAGTCTTGAAATCTATTTTCAAATGTAACTCGGGGCGGTATATCTAAATTTGCAGCAACATCACTATTAGCTTCTAACCAATGAAATATCTTTTCACGAATTGTGCTATCCCACTTTAAAGCACCGGTCGCAATCTGGAATCCTCCTGAGTCTCCAAATACAAATGTACCGTCGTCTAATCCCAATTGATCCCGGAAGTCCATTTTCTTATAATGATGACCTGCAGTTACTAGAAAGTATGGGTGTCTCCATTTTTCTGGATACTCTTTTGAAAAAAACCTCATTGAAGTTCCATCTTCAAACTTAGTATTCTTTTTAAATGCAGAAACCATTGATCCTGCGGATAATGATGGTATATATAAAAACTCTTTCCTATCCATTTTGTTCCTGTTTTAATAAATGTTTACAATATTCTCTTTCATGCCAAACGCATATTTCTTTATCATAGTCATTTGCAATAATATATCCTTCCATTTGGCGTCCTAAGTCTGATGTGTCTACTATATCATAGTGAGTTTTAATATTTTCTAACACATCATGAATTGTATCGATTGCTGACTGTACATCAAATGCTTTATACATTCTATCACTATCTACAAATTCTGGAAATGATCTGAAATTTGGATATACAATATCTGCCCCAAATGCTGTTGCTTCGATTACCGTCCATGACACATAGTCTTGTAATGCTGAATTAAATTGTATTTTGCATGTAGCTAACTCCGTATAATATTCTTCCTTTGTCAGACCGTTCAATAATTTAAATCTAGGTTCTTCTTCTGCTAGTTTATTTAATGCATCAATTGCTCCCGGGAGCATGGATCTAAACTCTTTACCAGATGTGGTTACGTGCCATTCGAAGTCTGGTTTTTGTTTTAGAAACTCTTTTGCCACTTCCATCATAAAGAACGGATTCTTTTCTTTGTCGAGCCTAGATGAATACACAACAACGTCTTTTTTATCTAACGAATTATATTCTGGTAGTTTTGCTAATGTTGCTTGTTTATGAATTGGCAATGATACAACATGTATTGGTGCTGTAAATCCAGCTTCTCTCAATTGTTCTTTATGCACCGTAGACCCAATAAAGATTCCTGTCATTCGTTTATCTAAACCTAACTCAAAGCCACGCATCCAGTTTCTCATTGGATATGTAAAATCATATTCATCAACAGACTGAGCATGTAGCATAGAATAAATCTTAAGATCAATTCCATATAAATCAATTGCATATAATATAGACTCAATTCCTGGATGCCAATAGTCTTGCAGAAATATAATATCCCCATCTTTTACTTCATCACGATTCAACATATCTAAGAAATTAGCACATTGACTCATTGCAAATTTACCTCTACCGACTGCATCTAATACTGCTCCAATTTTAATTTGCTGATCAGGATCAAACTCTCCTTCTACATCAATAAACTCTAATTCATTAGCATACGGCTCAAATGTTGCCGGCATCCATTCTTTTGATAGCTGATACGTGTATCTAGCTTTTAGTGGCTCTAAGCCAAAATAAAATAATTTTCTCATCTTTCTACTATTGCTCCATTTTCCCAATCTTCCCATACTTCTACTTTGTATAGATTGGTATTATTATCTAAAATCCATTCTCCAATATCTTCGCAACTCATACGACCAAATTCTAATACATTACCTCCAAAATTAGTTCGTAATTGTTTTTTAATTCGACGTTGCATTAAAATAAATTCTTCATCTCTGTCTGTGTGTGTTACTTTTGCATAACACTTAAATCCAAATTGGTGCCGATGTCTGTCAGACAAAAACGATACTTCTGGAAATATTTCTTTAGCTTCGGGCCAATTATGAAATCCTTCAATGCTAAACGTTACTACTACTGAGTACTTCATTTGCTATTAACTTTTTAAATTTAGTTGTAGACCATCCATGATCTCTATTAATATAATGTATTGGAATATTTAGATCTTTACCTGTAAACTCTTTATCTTTATAATCGTCTCCTAAGAATCTCACTTTAATTTGAGCTTGTCGATCTGCAATTATATTGTATAATTCAGCTTCAGTGGTATATGTAAGTACATCATCGATCTGCTCAAAGCATTTTAACATTTCAACACGATCTTGTACATTTAGAATCGGCTTTAATTTATGAGGCCTTTCAATAGACGGATCAGTATGTAATAATACTATAAATTTATCACAATTAGATTTACATTCTTTAAACATTGCAATATACCCTGGGTGTATTACGTCAAAATTACCTGCAATTATACCAATATCCATCATAGCTCTTCGTCGAATTTATAGTTGCTAGGTTTAATTTCCATCATATTGCATTTAGTTACTTGATGAACTCGATACCAACCAGCATCTACACTAAATGTATCGGTGTCTTTAAGAACTTGTAATGCTTTATCTTGTATTCTATATATAATGTGGCATCTATTAATTAGATCAGGCGGTATACGTGTTATAGTTTCTGTATTTGCTTCTATAGTAATAGCACAATTACTTGTGTCTAATATCCAACGAATTGTTTCCAATTGTTTAGTTCCTACAAAACATTCTAACATGTATTCTATGGTAAAATAATAATGAGGATATTCGTTAACATTAGATACGTTTAGTCCATATTTTTTATCGTCATCTAACTCTCTTACGAAGAATGTCATGATATCAGAATATCTACCTTCAACTTCTAAACCACGCCATTGTTTTTTGCCGTACATATATAACTTTTTTATTTATTATAGTAAAAATATTACTATTTTCCAAATGAAAAGAATTTATTTACCGTATTATTTTCTGGTAATTTACCCCAATTCATTGCTGCGTAAAAATCATCTATCTTTCCTTGCAAATCACGCTCAAACATTTTATCTCTATCAATATACATGTTAACAAAATCTACTAACTCTTTAGGATCTTCATATCCACGCAATGCCATGGTATCAAACCCATATGGATTATTTTTAAGATACCCCCACTTTACTTTTTCTCCATTTGTAATATCAGTTACATCTGTTTTTAATTGTGTTAACATATCGTTAAAATTAATTGCCGATTTAACGTGAGCCGGAGTACCTGACATATATCCTGTAAATGGTTTACGATTCTTAATGTATTTAGATACCTCCTTGACGCCAGAATTCTTCATTACATTGAGAACGTCTGATTTTTGTATAGACGATTTAAATTCAAATATAACATCCGACGTTTCTGTTTTGCTTTTTTCTTTGAGTACACACCATAATGTTTCCTTCATGATCTTTTTGAAATCAGTCGGAAAACTAGATCGAACTACGTCTAATCCTTTGATATCCATTTTATTAGTTGGTTTACCCTCTTTGAATATTACCCATTGAGCATAACGCTTTTTAGCAATCCAAAGACCAGACTTTGCAACATATTCTTGTTTGATCTGAAATTGATGATCTTTTGTATTGTGAAAATGTACAGCATACTGATCATACATGGTATTAACATACTTTTGTATTTCAGACGCTACTTCATTTGTTTTTTCAATCATGAACTGTTCGTCAGTTTCATCATATCCAGGATACCGCTTTTCTATGAGTGGCAACGAACTAACAAATGTAGAATCTGTGTCTGTATAAAAACTAAATTCTGCTTTGTTACCATTTGCATTGATAAAATGATCTTTACCAGTTTCTTTAGTATAATATGCATTGATTGCTTTTGCAGAAAATTTAATTACACTTTGACCTGTTGCCGTAATAGCACCTGCATTGTCTAAGTCGTGGAATCGGAAAGTTTTAAGTCCTAACACCCCATAAAATGAATTCAACAACACTTTTTGTGTTAATTGCAATGCATCATAAAATTTATACTCTTCAGACCCAACCTCATATTCATCTCGCTTGTTTTTATATTCAACACGCTCAATAAACCATTTTTTAAGAATAGCCGGAAGAAACCCAACTCTTGATGTATCATATACTGTTCCATTACTAGCAACTGTATATTTATTGTCTTGCAACCATTGTTTAACGTCTGGTATAGTTTGATTGTTAATTGTAACAGTTTGTGCATTAGATTGTAATAAGTATTCCTGATTCCAATTTTGTATAACTCCAATTTTAGTTTCTGGAGATATATTCAAGCTCATAATGATACTAGGATATAGTGAAGTTAAATCTAAATCATATATCCATTTATATAATCCCGGAATAGGAGGCATTACATATGCTCCCGCAAGTGCATCTTGTCGTTCTTCTTCTATAAATCGAAATTGTTTATTTGGTGCTACAAATCCGTTTCTTTTTAGATCTACAATTGCAGCTCCATCTAAATATTTAGATGCATAATATACATCTTCATATGGAACGTGTCCTTTATGGCAAATAGTTCTAGCTAAATTAATAAGTTGTAATTTTTCATCTAATTCATATACCAAATCAACATCGGTCATATTATAATAAGCAAATTTATGGATATCTTGCTCGAATAAATCATCTAAATCACCATCATATTCAACTTTACCCTTACCGAGCTCAGTCTTACCAACTGTATCTAATCTATAATTGGGAAGTTCTGTATATGTAAAGTTTTTGTATAATTTAATATAATCTAAACTAGACACACCGAATATCTTCCACTTTTTACTTTTAGGATTTTGTGTAACTATTCCAGCTGGAGAAAATTTCTTTATAGACTGATTACCTAATACCTTTTTACATCTGCCTAATAGGTATGGAATATCATAGCCGTCGGTATTCCAACCAGTTATAACCGTTGGTTGAATCTCAGCAAATGCGTTAATGAATCTTGTAAGCAAATCACGTTCACTTCGGAATATTTCCAACACGTAGTTATCGCCTTCTATAACTGATTCTTTAATGCGATTACGTTCATCTAATATTAGAACTCTACGGTCATTACCAGCTTTGTCATAATATGCAATTGATGTTATAGAAGTTCGGACGTCGTCAATAGTACTATATCCATTTTCGTCTTTTGCTGTTTCTATATCAAAATAAAAATCTCTATGCCCTTTTGAAACATCATCATTTTCATAATATAGATCTATCAATGTACGAACTTCTTCGTTCAAGTCTGATTCATATGCTTTTGCATTATCACGATGATTACCAGGTACACGATCTAAACGAACACCATCTAATGTTTGATATTGTCCATTTTCATTTGGTAAGTACCCATATGGCTTAAATGGAAACTTTTGATGACCTAATTCGTCGTCCCATACGTGCATTATACCACCACGTTTATCATAACCGATTGCTTGATATGCCATTTACTTTTTTTGCTTTTTGCATACGTTCCATATGCCGTAAATATTAATTGTAATAATGATAAAACTTAACATCATATGACTTATATTATATATAAAAAAATCATACGTTACCCAACCTATGTCACCAACTATCCATGTTATCATAGCGTATTTAGTTAATTTCTGAGCGTTGAGTATGTAACCGGCTAAGACTAATAATGTGCTAACCCATCCTAGAATTTCAATCATTGACTACTGCAATTTCTGATTCTCTTACCAACATAAAGTGTTCATCGTCTAACACGATTTCTTTGTTTTCACCTAAGTTAGATTTATATACATATACATTATCATTAACCTTTACAGTCATCGGAATACGAGCTCCAGTTTGAGTAAATAAACCATCACCGGTTGCAACTACTGTTCCTAATACAAATGCCATGTCTCTATCAACTAGAATGATACCTGACTTAGTCTTTTCTGTCTTTTTTTCTACTTTTAGCAATACTTGATCACCCATTGGTTTCCAATTCATAACTTGTTCTTCTTTTTTATTAGTATAAACTTTATTTTTAAATTTTCATATGTTGCCGTGCTATACCAGTACATTATAATCCTTGTATATTAGCAATGGTAACATTATTTCCTACTAGCCTTGCAACTTCTTGACCTTGTGTATTAATTTTTATAAAACACGGAATATTTCTGACGTTATATTGATTAGCAATTTGCATATCATTGTCAATATTAATTGTTCGGAATGGAACAGTTAACTTATTTAGTTGTGGCTTTAATAATTTACATGGTCCACACCATGGTGCCGTAAAATATAGTAATTGACTCATTATACTCCTCTTTCTGTATCATATGCAATAATGTGGTCTCTACCGGTCATATTATAACCCTTTTCAGCACACATTTCGAATACCATCGGATACATTTTAATTAATTCATTTCTAGTGTCGCCAGCCGGCATAATATATGTTTTGTCTTTTGGAATATTATGTTTAATTC